GATTCATCAACTTCTTCATGATGATGAATATCATCATTGTCGTGATGGATCATAACCGGCTGAGGCGGGGTTACCACCGGTTGCACATAGGCAGCAGGCAGTAATTCCTTATTCTTCAGCTCATTCAGCAGTGATTGATTCTGCACGGTGGTGCCGGGATTCTGCAGAATGTCTACAAACATCTTTTTCAGCTCGGTCACATCTTTTTTCATATCGAAAAAGAGCTTGTAAAGGATTTCTCTTTCGTTGGCAAATTCATGTCCGTTTGCCACAGGATTCCCTGTAGGATGTGCCAGCACCGGAAGCCGGTTGAAATCGCGCGCGGCGGGTAAGAACCGCTGCAGTTCCTGTGCTGTAACATTTTTATCGGTTGCCAGTACTGAGATCTGTTCTGCAATATTCTTCAATTCGCGCACATTACCGGGCCAGGGATAATTAATTAACAGATCTTTTGCCTCGTCATCCAACTGCACCGGTGTTGTTTTATAGCGCTCTGCAAAGTCAACGCTGAACCTTCTGAACAGAAGGGGAATATCTTCGGGCCTGTCGCGCAGCGACGGCACCCTGATAGGCACTGTACTGAGTCGATAATACAGGTCTTCCCTGAATTTACCGTTTTGTGTAAAGGTGAGCAGGTCTTTATTGGTGGCTGCAATTACCCGTACATCCGTTTTTTGTACTTTGGAAGAACCTACACGTATAAATTCGCCGGTTTCGAGCACCCGCAAAAGGCGGGCCTGTGTGCCGAGCGGCATTTCGCCAATTTCATCCAGAAAGATAGTACCACCGCTCACTGTTTCAAAATATCCTTTACGGGCATCTACGGCGCCTGTAAAAGATCCTTTCTCGTGGCCGAATAATTCTGAGTCGATAGTGCCTTCGGGAATTGCGCCGCAGTTCACTGCAATAAAAGAATTGTGTTTACGGGCCGACAGCGCATGAATGATCATTGAAAACGCTTCTTTACCTACGCCGCTCTCTCCGTTGATCAGTACCGTTAGATCGGTATTGGCTACCTGAACCGCCACTTGCAAGGCATAATTCAATGCCTGTGAATTACCGATAATGCCAAACCTGTTTTTAATACTTTGAATATCCACTTTCTACTATTTTTTTCAGATGTCTTCTGCGGCCATAACAATTACAACCGCATGAAGGTGATCCGGATTATTTGAATCAGGCATATAAGCCCGTTGCATGCGTTACCATATAGCCCCGTGAGATAAAAGGGCATTTTTCAGTTGGAAGTTGTTCTGGTCCCGGGCGTCAGCCTCGGGATATGGGTTAAAATAATCCCTCGGGTATGAGGGTATTATATACTTATGGTTCAATTTTTCCAATGAGCGTAGCGCCTGTGCAATCATACACTTTAACCATTACATAGCTGCCTTTGTTCAACGCGTATTGCTCTTTGGGAAAAACGATCACTTTGTTCTGACTGCTACGACCCATCCAATCCTGGTCGCTGCGTTTACTATCGCCTTCAATAAGCACTTTGAAAGTTTTACCAACATCGTGCTGGTTACTTTCAAGGCTCAGCCTGTTCTGCAATTTTACAATTTCATCGAGTCTCTTTTTCTTCACGGGTTCAGGTACATCATCTTTGTAACGACGCGCTGCCAGTGTGCCGGGGCGTTCACTGTAAAAGAACATATAGCTCATATCGTACCGGCTATGTTCCATAATACTCAGTGTATCGCGATGGTCTTCTTCGGTTTCGGTACAAAAGCCGGCAATGATATCTGAGCTGATGCCGCAGCCGGGCATGATTTCCCTGATACGGTTCACTTTTGCCATATACCACTCACGGGTATAGGTTCTATTCATCAGTTGCAATATGCGGGTAGAACCGCTTTGCACCGGCAGATGAATATATTTACAGATGTTTTCGTACTTCGCCATGGTATACAGCACATCATCGGTAATGTCTTTCGGATGCGAGGTAGAAAAACGAACACGCAGCGAAGGATCGATGAGGGCAACCTTTTCAAGCAGGTTGGCAAAGGTTATGGCCCCGCCGTTATTATTGCTTTCAATATGTTCGGGAACCCAGTAATAGCTGTCTACGTTCTGACCTAAAAGAGTTACTTCTTTAAAACCCCGGTTAAACAAATCCGTACATTCCTGTAGAATTGAATAAGGGTCACGGCTGCGTTCGCGGCCACGGGTAAAGGGCACTACACAAAACGCACACATATTATTACAGCCCCGCATAATGCTCACAAAGGCGGTAACGCCGTTGCTATCCAAACGAACGGGGGAAATATCAGCATAAGTTTCTTCCCGGCTAAGCAACACATTTACTGCCTTTTGACCGGTTTCGGCTTCTGTGATCAGACCCGGCAGACTGCGGTAGGCATCGGGGCCTACAACTATATCTACCAGTTTTTCTTCTTCCAGAAATTTGGCTTTCAGCCGTTCAGCCATACAGCCCAGTACGCCGATCAGGGCGCCGGGGTTATTCTGTTTAACAACCTTAAAGTCGCTTAACCGCTTGCGAACCGTTTGTTCGGCTTTTTCGCGAATGGAACAGGTATTGATTAAAATCAAATCGGCTTCTTCAAAGTTCCGGGTAGCGCCAAAGCCGTTTTCATTCAAGATAGAAGCTACAATTTCACTGTCTGAGAAATTCATCTGACAACCATAGCTCTCTATATAAAACTTTTTATTATACGCAGTAGGGTCATTAACAAAGGGAGCATAAGCCTCACCCTGCCTGCTTTCCTGGTGCATCGTATGGGTCGTCCTCTCTAACATCTACAATTCGGATTTTTTTGGATGGCAAAGATAGCCAAAAAAGGGTAAAAATGACAGGATGACAGGGAATTTGCACCAGGTAAGGGATCTGCTTATTTAGTATACATAATATATCCGTATGTTTTATTGGCCCGTTCGCGGAACTTTTTAGGCATTAATTTTTGAAAGATGTTGATGGGAAAGCCAAGTTCGGGCAGTTTGCGGCCCAGGCGGTCGGCTTCATCCAGGATGTGAATATCTTCCTGCACCTTCCATCCATGCCCGGTAAAAAAGCGGATAGGATCTTTTTCATTAAACCGTAAAGGGGCATTGACCAATATTTTTTTCAGGGCTCTGGCCCGGCGATGCCGGCGCATTTTACCCTGGTTATAATCATGAACCCAGTATTGAAAGGTAGGAATGGCAAAAAGGTCGTGCGATAATTGGGCTGCCTGTGTTTTGGTAAGATATCCTATTACACCTTCTGTTATTATAAGGGCTCTTCTGGTTTCGGCGCCCAGCCGGCTGAAAAGCGTTTTCCGTTCCTGATCATTTGAAAGATCAATAGCTATGCGTTGCAGATGACAGGCGGGTTTATCATTTTCCAGCAACTGATTTTTATAATCGATCATATGCGGGAAGTCTGCTTCAATCCACCGGAGGTTTATCGGAAGGGGTAAACGGTAAGGTCTTGTATCCAGTCCGGCACCCAGGTTAATAACGGTATCTATACCACGTTCGATGGCAATATTTACCAACTGATCGATACCGGTAGTTCGCGCAACCATGGCAAAAGCCATAAATTTTTTGAATGGCGTTTGCTCTACCATCCGATACCCACGTTCGCCTGCCAGTTTTTGGGCTAACACATCTTTAAATGCCGCATCGGAGCGTTCAGATTCCTGCGCCCTGAAAGCGGCAATCCACAGCGCTGTATCAGACACGTTATTGATTAGCTGTTCCATAATTTGGTTTTGCGATCGGGGATAGAGAGGATAGCGAAGTAAATTTAGTTTATTTTTAGGGGAGAGGAGTATGTTAGAGAAATTGATAGTGTTATAACATGGGGTTGGTGTTGGCGTATGTGAATAGTTTTTCCACAATAAGGTGATTTTATATTAAAATATTTTGGGGGTTAAATAGTTGTTGTATTTTTGTGTTGAACGTCTTCGCAAGGTTTCATAAACTCTTGCCATGAAGGGGGTTGCTTCGGCACGGTGCTTTGTTCAGGGTGTTGTTTTAATAGTTTTTATATTGATTCTAACATCTTGCAAAGTTTCATAAACCCTTCCCTGAAGGGGGTTGCCATCATCGGCACGGTGCTTTGCGGAGGCGTTTATTCTTCTTTAAAGGAAAGGAGATGCTTTTTCAAGAGTGAAAGAATCGTTTGCACTGTAAAGTTTGCCCACACCTCCATTTTCATATACATCCAGTATTTTTTCACAGTGCTTTTCAAGAGCCGCAAAATAACGGCGCTCTCCTTTAAGAATATATCTTTGTAAAGCCCATAAAAAATAATCTACTACGCTCATTTCAGGGAAGTCGCAGCTTTGCACAATTGAGCAGGAAAACCTTATTTCTTTCAACTTCATGCTTTTAGCTTTTACCGCTTCTTTAAATACTTCTGTAAATCGTTTTTCTGTATTATTTTGTCGATGGCTTAGGAACAAGTGATATTGTGTATCTGCCTGCAAATGATCTAATTCCAATAGTTTGTGAATAAGATCAAAATAAAATTCTACTGCATTCCCGTTATGCTTGTTAATAAAGATCTCCGGAATCTTTCTTCCAATCACTGCATTGAATTTAATACCATTTAATTGCCTTAGAAATTCGGTCGTTTTAAGGTTAATATCTGAATGATCAGCGCGTGCATGCAAATACCAGCCTGGTTTGCTTACAGAATAAATACTATTAAATAAAGGATCGTTTAAAACATGGCTTTGAAAGTCCTGTACAGACTTTCGAAGATTTTCTCTGTTATCAGTTACAATCATGCCCAGGCAAATAATGGGTATAAAACCAGGTTCAGTCCAAAGAGGGCGTTTCCCTTTTCCATAGAACTGTGGGCTGCCGGATTCATCAATGAAAATGAATTTCTTCATAGAGCAATTGTTTTTGCCCTAGTATCACTTATGCTATTGAGTTATACTTAACGGGGAGGGAAAGACAAATATAATACTTTGAATATAAATACCTGATATATTTTGTCGCACCACACTGTCATCTGCTTTCCGGAAAATAAAAAAGACAACCGTTACGATTGTCTTGCGAGCGGAAGACGAGGTTCGAACCCGCGACCCTCAGCTTGGGAAGCTTTGATTGCGTTTCTTCAGTTTTGTGAACTATTGATAATTAAGTATCTAAGAATATTTATTAATATAATTTGAGGCTATTTTTTTCCGTTTGTGTCACTTTTTGTGTCGCGGGTTTTTATTGGGGGAGGTGGGAAATTTAATAGCCAAATTCAATTGATTTGGTCGAAAATAAATTTTTCGAAATTGCCTGTTGATCTCCCATCGAGCACCATTGAAGTTCCAGTTTTCGTATTCCATACAACACTATTAAGCGAACTATATAGTGCTGTAATGTTGTAAAGGTTAGTATTGATTAACGTCTTTCCGTTTTCTTCCTTAACTCTAATATTCCATGAGCCTAAAATGGTTGTTGGTTTAATAAATTTATTGGAACCCTTATCAAGAATCTTCGGTACCACTACCCAGGCGTCTTTTTTAATGAGGTTGCCATTCTTATCCTCATAGCTCCAAATCAGAGTCGCCGATTCTGATATAATTAATCCGCTCGATTTATCTATTAATTTTATAGGTATGCCTTTTTGTGCGAACAGATCAATAATATTACTCCAGACTTTATCAAGGCTGTTGTTCGAAGTATATATTATCGGGGGCTTAGGGTAAGATCCTTTGAGGGAATAAACTTTAGGAGCACATGAGGAAATTAAAATAAGGATCAATACATAAAATCTATTCATATCGGTTAAGTTTAAAGGTTAAAAGTATCCGGGAAAAATAACACACTTTACTGGTATTTTCACCATTGTTTAGGCATCAGGATTTGTTAATTTCATATTGGTTTTATCAATGCGTACATAAAACCATGTATTGTGAACTCTTTTATTTTGATAGGTATGCTAACCTTTCATAATTTTATTGTCCAACATTTTGAACGCTTTTCCTAACCTTTAACCTGAACTTGTATGCACATTCGAATCTTCACGGGGTAATCATTTTTCTTTACATTTGCGATCTTCAGCCGGGAAACCGGCATACAATATTGGTTATTGTAGTACGCCCGAGTTCAAAACTGGTAATTTTAGCAAAGGGTAACTGCACTGGCGCCGATAAGGCGCGGCATGTAGTTGCTGTTTGCGCGGTATACCAGTACCTGAACTCCAGCGATGAGACCGCGCCCCTTTTTTGTACTTTCCCTATACTTCACAAAGAAACCAGAATAGCGTAACAAATTTAAAAGCTACCTGATTATATAATTAATCGGGCTGGTATTCTTATGACCTTTAAACATGCCAAATGAAAGACGAAACTCCTTGCCTTACTTGTTCACTTCTTCAGTCCTGCCGGTTGGTGCCACAGCCTGTTGAGAAGCGCGTTCTAAGGTGCTCAGTTCTTTTTGAAGCTCGCCAGGCTTCCCCTCAATGCGTTCCAATGATTTTATCATCACCGTATGTTGTGCCCGTTGCCCAAACTCTACTTCGTGAATATCAGATAGGGCTACTTGCAAATTAGTATCGACATTGCCTGCCACTTTTAATAGAGTAGTCAAATTGTTTTGAATGATCGTCAATAGGCGATCTTTTTCTTTTTCAGCCCGTTCTGCCCATTCTTTTGTTTCCTGTCTACGAGCTTCTTTCTCAGCTATAACTTCATCTTTAACAGAAAGCTTACCCGCCAAAAATTCGGTAGAAAGAGTTTCTGAAGGTCGTTCTGGAACATTTTGTTCCAATATATAGGCGGCTATTTCAGTCTGAATCCCAAGTACTTTAATTATTCTTTTCAATGTCGGAAGGTCGGGCTCGGTTCTCCCAGTGACGTAAGAATTAAATGTTTTACGTTCTATTTCAGCATATTGAGCCGCCTCAGCTTGTGATATACCTTTTTTAATAAGGCCTGCTTTTAATATTTCAGATAATTGATTCAAATCAATAAGTCTTGAAAATGTTCCTAAATATTTGGATTGTCTTGTTTTTGTTCCGATCTTCGTTCTCACAATTGATAGCAAAATAACTCATAAGTATGAAACTCACAAAACAGGCGCTTACGGCAATTAATACTCCTCGCATTCGCCGCAGGCTTATGGAGGCTCTGGACGATGTGGCAGAGAGTACTATATATCGCTATATAAGTAATAATGACGACAATCTCACAAAGGCTGCTGCACTCAAGGTAATCAGGGAGGAGACTGGGCTTACAGATCAGGAGATATTGGAGGAAGGAGTGGAAGTAATATCACAGCCCCAAAACTAATACGCAGTTTTCATTCCTGCAAGCCCTTAACTAACAGTTCACTTTAATCAACATCGTACCCCATGACAGAATTATTACAACTCGCTGGCTTAATCGCTATCTGCATTACAATAGGCGAGATCAAAATCCGAAATGTGAAAAGACAAATAAAACGTACCCATGAAAGTCAACTTAACTATTCAACAAGCATTACAGGCAATAGCCAGAATTAATAAACTCAATGAAACACGGTAAGACCATACTATTCGATCAGGTGGTGATGAACATCGATGAATGCATCAGGGACCTGGTTCGCTTGAGAGATCGTGTTGAAAAGATTAAAACGGATTGCGCAGAACATCCGAGCGCATTGGCCGATGTGTCTACATCAGCCCTCACTTCCGGGCTATCAGCTGAATTTATTGCAGCGAAAATAAACAAGCGCGAAAGGACACGAGCAAGGCATTAATGAAGAACCAGTGATCCAGCTTCCGAGAAAACATTATGTGCTTACCACCACAAAAAAACAAGATTATGATTGCAGAATTAAACCACATGATCGATGACGTTGCCCCGCAAGATGCGGTAATGGATACGTTCAGATGCAATTTCCCACTGGTAGCCGGCTGTTATGTAAAGACTGACGGTAAGGCAATGTACTACCGGTTGAAAAAAGTAAAAGGCGCTGATATGTGGCTGACTACTGCTAACAATATCATTCACTCACTTGATCTTCCTTTGGATGCCAATATAAGAGTGAAGCGTGAAAAAGGCATTGTTGTGGAAGTTTTTCTGAATCTAATTTATAAACCCTGAGCCATGAATATCTACGAACCTGCATTCCCTGTTATAATATATCCCGGAACAGTTGAACAACAAAGTTGTCCCGGTCTCAATAAACGCGAGTGGTTTGCGGCAAATGCTCCTGTAGAAATACCCAATTGGTTCGAACATGTTGCGCCCGAAAAAAACATTGACGCATATCCCGATTGGCAAAGCATAAGTAATGAGGAAGACCGACAATTGTGTAAAGACTGGTTACATGACCCAATTTATGATTTACCTGATTATTTACAATGGTTTTCCGACAAGGTCAAGGAAATCACCAAAGCTAATGCAGAATATAACAGACAGAATACGATAGCCCGATACTTCCAATGGCGCCGATATTATGCTGAAACTCTTTTATCTGAACTCGAAAAATAGTTTGCCATGAACGACATAAAATTAAAGTTTGACATGCCGATACCTGCACCGCTCTTGAATTTCAACTTCAAAGACGCATGCATGGCAGAAGTTAGCTACTCCATCGATAATGACACTAAAGAAGTGTATGTCTATGCGATTGAATGCGCTCCTGTTATCTGGCGTACGATAGCAAACAATGAGGCATTTGTAAGAGAATGCGAAGCGGCGGCAAAGCATAATGCCGTAACCCATCTGGGAGACAAGGCAAAAGAGAAAGAGCAGACAGCAGATATGGTCGCATCACTCAGCAACATTAATCAACATTTTATCGGCGCATTAGCCGGATTAATGAAATAAAATATTAAGGGCGGTCATCATAGCCGGTTCTGGTAATCTGTACCCCCGGCTTTTTCTTTAACACCCTCAATCCCCACCAATGAAAATAGAACTTTTACCAGTGATCTTATTCGGTATCGCCTTTGTTCTGGCAGTTATAGCAGCCGTAGTATTACTACGACTGAAAAGAGATGACCAAACAAAGATCAAAGACGATGCAGACTATCAGGACGCAGAAAGACCTTTTATAGATAACCTAAATCATTAAACCGTGGACAAATCAACGCAGGTACTCTACATACATCTCGCAATATGGATTGCTCTCTTTGTAGTAGCCTATTTTCTTGTAGCCTTTAATGTAGGCAAAAAGAAAGAAGATAAGGAGCAAGTCAGGCTGAACCGCATGAAACGCGACTACTTCGAACTTAAACACGGAATCGAAATCTGCTGCAATGAAAATACGCTGATGTTGTTCGAAGTCAGCATGGATCAGTTCTTCGAAAGGTATCACGTATCGGGCAAAAAGAATAAAGAACTACTTCAGTATTATACATTCCTCTTACGGGCTAGTTCCGAAAAACGCAATGAATTCAATGGAATACAGGAAGTCACGGCGTAAGGAATATGCGCCTCCTGGTTACGTGATTGCAAGCATATGTGTGGTACTGGTAACGATGGTAGTAGTTGCAGTAGTCATCAGGATTCTAAAAATATTACTGTTCTCATAAGTATAGGGTTTTTTTAGGTAAACGATACCGGCCCTTTTCAGGTTTTTAAAAAGATTAAACGCTCTTTCTATATGGCAAAGCAAAAGTCGCGGTGTTTCTACATCGTGACAAATGGTAGGGTAGCTCAGATGGTAGAGCGCAGGAAACCGGCAAAACTGTTCTTACGAAAGTAAGCGCCATTAGGTGGGTAAATCCAACAGTTCAGTTTTTTCGGCAGTACTGAGGTCGAACGTTCGAGTCGTTCCCATACCTCGTTTTTAAAGGGTAACGATCAACAAAGGCCGGTTTGTTCTCAGGCTGGCTTCTTTTAAAACTCTTTCGCTCAACTACCATCTGCCATTAAGATGGTGAGCGCATTGGCTAAGAGCCGGGTCTTTTGAACCGACCCATAATAAACGGTTCACGCTTCGCCTCCGTCAAGGGCGCTCCCGGAAACGGGGTGTATAGTTCTTTCCAAATTTCTCGAATTAGGTCCCGGTGCTCTATGCCGGGACTATTTTAAAAAGTTAGTCAAATACTCATTTATATGGAAATTCAAACCGTCAGTTATCATAAGGTTTTTAATCTTGGCAATTACAGCAACGAAAAGATCGGCGTTGAAATTAAGTTATCCGCCGGTGAGGATCCTTTAGATGCTTTTGCTGAAGCAAAAAAGCTGGTAGAAAAAAGCCATAAATTCTTTCAGGATTTACCAACCTACGAACGGGCAAAGAAGATTGTATCAGATGCTGATAATAACATGGGCAGAGATGTGAAAGCAGCGCAAGAGGTAATGAAGGCATTTGAAAGCAATTATCCCGATTACATGGGAAGATTCATGCCGGTAAGCAGACAAATTGAACAGGGTGTCTTGCATGATGAAGACTTTGATGACAATTAATTTTTCAGGGATAAGGTTTAATGGATACCAGCGGCCGGGCTGCCGCCGTATTTTAAAAACAAAAATCAAACGTCATGTTATTAACAGTAAAAAAACAAGTTGAAGAAACATTGGAGATTAAAACTCCTTGTTACTATAAAAGCCCGACTGGGTATCATCATATTAATGACTATGGTGATCTCATTCAGGCTAGCGAAAGAATGATCAACATGTGGTCGCCATCAGACGGGAAATATCTTAATGAGGCGATTCAGCAGATGTTGAACTATTCGAAGCCATGTACGAAAGAAGAATTTGATAAGGCCTATGCTGAAGCAATGGCTAAGATGAATGCAGCAGCGGGATTAGGGGAAGTAAATCATTCATCGATTAGCAACTCCCAAAACAAAAACCCCGGTTAGCGCCGGGGCTTAATCAACCTTAAAATAAGTTATGGATACATTAACTGTTAATAAGAAGAATGGGTACGAAGTTCCCGCCACGCCAATGGCACCCATTGACGCTTTGGAGCACTTTACAAAGCGGTTGAACTCTCAGCCTGATCCCGCTGAAGTGCAGGTGAATCGGGCAGCGAATAACAGCCAATACCTGCCCATCTCGTTTGTTCGCATGAAGCTTGATGAAACATATGCCGGTCTTTGGAATTTTGAACTTAAGAACTATCAGGTTATTGCCAATGAAATAGTAGGAACCGGAATATTGGAAGTGTTTCACCCAATTGCAAAAATGTGGATTCGCCGCAGTGGTACAGCAGCAGTAATGATTCAGCAGGTATCCAAAGAAAAGGGCGGTTCCGGGCGAATTTCGAATATCGACGACAAAATAAAGAACACGCTGGTTAAAGACTTCCCCCACCTGGAAAGCGAATGTTTAAAATCTGCTGCGAAGAAGCTTGGTAAAATGTTCGGCGGTGATTTGAATAGGCAATTCGAAGATACTTATTCTCCGATCTATACAGAAGAAGCAAGCGGGACTGCAGGGCTTGCGCAGGCTATAGAAGCATTTTCCCGTGCAGTTAAAGAAGAAGAATTTAAAGAAATATGGGCTTCTTATCCAAAACTTCAGGGCAATGCAGAATTTCAAAAGAACTACCAATACTATTTAAGAATCAATATCAAAAAACCGAAATGAGCGAACATTACTTCCAATCCCTTGAATGGCTTCAAAAGCGGTTAGGCCGGTTTACCGCATCAGAAATTCACAAACTTTTTGTGGGTAGTAAAAAGAAAGGCGAACTATTTGGCGATACCGCAAATACGTACATCTGTTCTAAAGTAGCCGAAATACTTACTCAGGAGGTCAAGGAGGAGGTAGACTTTAAACAGGCCGAATGGGGAAAGGCTAATGAGATCGACGCAATGCTGGCTTTTGAGGCGGCCAAGGGCATCAACGGAAACTACTATGGGGTAGGTGACCCGAAATTTTTCCCTCACGGTGAATGGGCAGGTGGATCTCCGGACTGGGAAAGTAAAGATCTGATTCATGGCGCCGATTTCAAATGTCCCTACAATTCATCTGAGCATTTCAAGAATATGCTCTTGAAGTCAGCGGATGAATTAAAAGATAAACGATGGGAATATTATTGTCAGGGTCAGATGAACATGCTTATCCGTGGATGGAAGTTGTTTCACTTTGTAAGCTACGACCCTCGATATATTGATCCGCGTTTCCGCCTAAAGATCATTACAGTCTATCCGGATCAGCAATGGATTGAGGAATACAATGAACGTCTAAAAGCTGCAGTAACATGGATCGAAGAAAAGCTTTGTTCCCTTGATCCGTCATTTTCGGTAATAACCGCCTCTCACGATGCAGATGTAAACGCCACAATAGTACAATAATTCATTCACCTCATTTTAATCATTACAATGGAACAAAATACCCCTATTGTCGAATCCAACGCTAAAAATTTTGAGGATCTTAAAAATGATCTTATATCTCTAGCCGAAGAAAACGACGCATGTAGCGATGCGGCTGAACAATTGGAATCGGCTGAAACCATAGAATGCCTTTTGAAAGTCGTAAAGGATAATATCTCGTGGTGCTGCCAAAATATTCCTGAATGCGCTGATAAATTAGTCGCCTGTTTTGGCAATGAATTACTTCTTAAATATAATATCTATGTTTCAGGAGTGCATAATATCAACGTAACCGAAGCCAATACCGTCATCGTTTTATGCGGCAGTTCATCTGCAACCGTGAAGACATGGGACAGTTCATCTGCAACCGTGGAGACATGGGGCAGTTCATCTGCAACCGTGGAGACATGGGGCAGTTCATCTGCAACCGTGGAGACATGGGGCAGTTCATCTGCAACCGTGAAGACATGCGGCAGTTCATCTGCAACCGTGGAGACATGGGGCAGTTCATCTGCAACCGTGGAGACATGGGGCAGTTCATCTGCAACCGTGAAGACATGCGCCAGTTCATCTGCCAATATTGGTCGTTACTTTTCTTCGAAACTCGAATATTCACTAGGCTACGGTATTTGTCCGTTGATCAAGCATTTAACGGAAAAGAAAGTATTTATCAAGACTTCCGAATTTGAAATCGTGCAGGTTTCTCAATAATTCAATATGGCCTATAATTCTACCATTCGCCAAAAGACCGGTATCTGCCCCATGTGTGGAGGAACTAAAAAGGTTCCGCTTATTAAAGGCCTTTGTCAAACTCATTATCGGGAGCAGAATAAAAAGAAATCATTCGAAAAGTTACAAGCCAAAGACCGCGGCGAATTGCCCGCTGTTCAAATCCTGATTGATGATCTTGATATTCTTTTTTCTCAACTGGTAAGACTTAAGGAAGCCGATGAACATGGCATGGTAAAATGCTTTACCTGCGATGAAGTAAAACATTGGAAGCAAATGCAGTGCGGTCATTATATACCACGTGCACAAATGCCGACCAGGTTCAGCGAAAAGAATTGTCGCCCACAATGCAAAAACTGCAATGAACGTAAAGACGGCAATCTAAAAGTCTTCGCAGAACGTCTCGAAGCAGAACACAAAGGAATCGTAGAAATGCTTCAGGAGCAAGCAAGAGGCATACAAGACTACGATAGAGATGAATTGAAAGTGTTGATAGGGGATACGACAAGGCGGATAAAGTATTTTTTGAAAAATATTTATCAATAACAATTTATGAAAGCAATTAAGCTATCAAAAAAAGAGCGCGAATTATTCGAGCAATTAAAATCTCTTAATAAAAATGGGGGGGGTAGATTGCGGCAGCATGTAAAAATGTCGAATACCGTTTGTTTTCGTCTTCTCGATAAGGATTTCAATCCAGTAAGTAATTATCGATATGGCACTGTTCACAACCTGATTGATAAAAACATATTGGAATTAAACGGAATTGATTACGTGCTGAAGGCAGATTAACAGCATTATTTGACCTTATAGAGAACCAGAATAATACTCAATGACCCTTGAAGACCAAATCAAACTGATCGATGACATGATCAAGGAAGACCCTGATTCGATTATAAAAGACTTTGTGGAACTGATGAGTGAGATTGAGGTGATAAGCAAAATCACAGACGATCAGGAACATAACAGGCGATTCGAGCAACTTTTTATAAGAAGACATTTTTAATCCGGCCCTGCAAATTCAAAACTGATTTGTAGCATGAACGAATCCTATAGTGAAAAACTTAAAGATCCAAGGTGGCAAAAGAAAAGACTTGAGATATTCCAGCGCGATAACTGGACATGCGTTTCCTGTAACAAGAATGATTTAACACTTCACGTACATCATCTGAGATATTACCCTGGCATGGAGCCATGGGAATACCATAATTCCATTTTAGTTACTTATTGTGAGTTATGTCATAATACTGAGCATTTGATCGGTGGACAGATAAGCCGATCGCTGATCGATATTATAGAGCACAATAAATTGTACATAAAGCCATTGGCGCAATTGTGCACGCTTACAGACTGCTATCCGGCATTTTATGACCAACTTAAGGAATTTCTGAATGAATCAATGATATCTTATCTGAAAACTAAAACCGAAACCGATGGAAACGACAGGCTGGATAAAGTTGCATAGGAAGATGTTACAATGGGAATGGTTTACAGATCGCAACGTCTTTCATGTATTCGTAATCCTCCTATTAAACGCCAACCATGAGGAAAATAAATGGAGAGGCATAACAATAAAAAAAGGCGAGTACCTAACCAGTATAGAAAAACTTGCTCAAAATACGAAACTTTCCGTAGCTCAGGTTCGTTTGGCTTTAAACAAATTAAAAAAGACAAACGAAATAACAATCAAAACAACAAGCGTAAACACTTTAATATCAATAACTAACTGGGAAAAATATCAGGCGAATGACAAGGTAAATGACAAACCGATAGCAAACGGACAACAAACGAATGACAAACGGACAACAACTAACAAGAAGGAAGAGAAGAATAAGAATGAAAAGAATGTTGGCAACTACGAGCCTTTTTTTGAATTCTTCAGACGCGCGGCAGGAAGCCACTTAAGCGATGAAGAACTAATTCAGGAAATCGGCAAGTTTAAAAACAAATACCCGAACATTCACCCAAACAGGGCAGGGGCCCTAATCAATGCCTGGGTTTCAAACATTGGGAAAACAACCGTAACCCCTAAATCGAGGATTATCGTATGATCTCAGAAGCATCCATAGAACTGGTAAAGGCCCAAATAGAAATAACGGATGTGGTAGGAACCTTCGTGAAGCTAAAAAAGCATGGTGTAAACCTCACAGGTAACTGTCCGTTCCATTCTGAGAAAACTCCGTCATTCACCGTCTCAAAGGAAAAACAAATTTTCAAGTGCTTTGGGTGCGGTAAATCTGGCGATGCAATCACCTTCCTGATCGAACATGAAAAGCATTCATATCTTGACGCTATCAGGTGGCTTGCAGCCAGGTACAATATCGAGCTGGAAGAACATCAGAAAAGGGAATTCATAAAGCCTGCACCCAGATTGGAAAAATTAGGATCGAAAGCGCTGGCGTATTTTGAACATGACCGGAAAATATCAAACAACACGCTCCTCAGATTCAAAATCACAGAAGGAACCGAATGGATGCCTGCTGTAAACAAAGAAGTTTCGGTCATCTGCTTCAACTACTTCCGTGATGAAGAACTAGTAAACATTAAGTTCAGGGGCCCTCAGAAGTCATTTAAACTCGCAAAAGACGCCGAACTGATATTCTATAACCTTAACGCGATAAAAGGCTGTAATGAGGCTATAATCGTCGAGGGGGAGATCGATTGTTTAACCCTTCACGAATGTGGAATTTTCAACACAGTTAGTGTACCCAATGGCGCGGCAAAGGGAAATCAACGGCTAGAATATCTGGATAATTGCTTTGAATATTTCACGGACAAAACGAAAGTTATCCTGTTTACCGATAACGACGTGCCGGGGAATAATCTTCGAAATGAACTGGCCCGGCGAATTGGTTTTGAAAAATGCTATCAGGTTAAATTTCCGGACGGATGCAAAGATGCGAATGATGTCCTGGTGAAGCATGGAAAAGATGAAGTGGTTCGGATTATTAACAATGCTGTTCAATGGCCAATAGAGGGAATTGTATCAATGGATGAAATTTACCCGGACGTAATGGATTATTTCGAAAACGGTTATCCGCAGGGTTTCAGAGCGCACATTCCTGATTTTGATGATCTGCTGACGTTCTATCCGGGGCAACTAACAACCATTACCGGCATACCCGGATCTGGCAAAAGCGAATATGTCGACTATCTTATGACCTCCCTCACCAGATTCCATGGTTGGAGTTGGGCAATCTGCAGCTTTGAGTGCCCCCCGGCAATTCACGTTACGAAGTTGGCGGAAAAATTTACTGACAAATCTTTTGCCTTCCGAAAGAACCCCGATCATCGGATGAATGTCCGGCAGTTCGAGTATGCTATCGACATGATTGATAAATATTTTCACTTTATCAATTTATCAATGGTCGATATAACGATGGATGGGCTGATAAAAAAGGCTGAAGAGTTGGTTTTGCGTAAAGGCATCAATGGGCTGCTTTTCGACCCCTGGAATTGTATAGAACATAAATCAGGTGAAGAGAGCGAAACCAAATACACGCTTACCTGTCTGAATAAGCTGATTAATTTTCTTGATAAATACAAAGTTCATGGGTTCTTAGTGGCGCATCCGACGAAGTTGGGGAAGGATAAGAGAACTGGGAAGTACGAAATCCCAACGATGTATAGCATAAGCGGCTCTGCGCATTTTTTCAATAGGACGCATAACGGCATGAGTATCTACCGTGATTTTCAAACGAATGTAGTAGATGTGTATGTGCAGAAAGTTAAATGGTCATGGTTGGGTAGCCTTGGTTATGCATCATTTCATTACGATACTATGACGCGTAGGTACATCTCAATGAGCGGGGCCCCGCCTGAACTGGGGGAGGATGGTGCCTGGGTGCCAACTGAAATTCCATTCAATTAACTATGAAAGCAATAAAAACAACATGCCTTACGAAGGACGTCATCCGTGCCTCAGCACTAAAGGAATTAACCTGGCGTGCATATACCGTTTGGCGCAATAACAACATCGCAGTAAGAGGAAGAAAGTTTATTGGAAGATTAGGGGTTAGTGATATAATCGGCATTACGAAAGATGGGCGCTGGGTTGCGTGTGAAGTGAAAACATTGCATGACAGATTATCTGCTGATCAAATGAAGTTCTTAAATGAAATAAAACACTCCGGGGGTATTGCATTACTTGCGATACAGGAAAACAATCAGGTGAAGATTGTGGAGTGGTAAAACCTATCAACATGAACAAAGGCAAGCCATTAACTAGCGACCATAAAGAATTTATCCGGTCGAATTATAAATTATTGACCCGGCAGCAGATGGCAGTATAGTTACAAGTTGCTTTTAAACGAGTAGATTCTTTTTGTACCGGGGAGAAACTTATAAAGCCGCGATATGTATGTAAAGGTATTTACAAAAAAAATAATGACGGGCCGGAAAAATTAAAGATCAAACGTCCTCCTGCACATTATAGCAATAGGTCAAGGGAAGAAGTAATTAGTTACTACGAAAATTTATAAGTATGAAAGTGATACCCGGTAAACCTGATTTACAAACATTAAAAGCAATAGCGTGAAATTCGAAATAGCAAAAGAAATGATAGGCGCGTGTTTACAGAACGCTCTTTACAGTCAGGGTATTCTTGACGAAAAGCCACCAAAAATAAAATGCCGGTCGTTGCAGCATCTTTTACGCGCCAATAAGGCGCTCGAAAGATCAAACAGAATCAAATTGAAGAAGTCCGGAAGCCAAACTATTTCGATGACCGTTGCAGAACGGGGGCTTGCTGCAATGTATACCGCAATGAATTTTGAGGGAGGAACACCCGACGAGCCTAATATTGTTGGATATGCAAATGGCAATTATGTGCTGGTAATACGAGCATCATCTTTTACACCTGACCCTGAATTTTAAACTCTTGAATTAATAACATGAAAAAACTCATCCCCCTCTTACTCTTAGCTGCATGTAGGCCATCTAAGCAGATGGAAGTCTACCCTGATCTCAAAGGTGATACCATCCACGAAGTAATGCTTATATCAACCCGGCTCCCTGGATTCGTCTTTGTAAAGTACGGTCAGGCCATCCAAAGAAACGGTATCTGTATAGCTCACCTTGATTGCAGGGGACAGTTATTAAAGCCACCTATATATGTGTGGACTTGTGAAACTGAAAGGAAAAGGAGGGAAGGGAGATGAGTAGCAATACGACGGTACAAACAAAAAAGGAATTCCTTGAAATGCTAGCAAAAGTAATAGAAGAAGACGATATGATTCTGTGGACAAATAACTGTAACACATTAGAGGTAAAGAAGAAATTAAATGAAAAGCGATTGACTTTCGGCTTTGCAGCTAACGCATTCGAACAGCAAGATGGCGTCGGTGATTTAATGAAGTTCAGGGGCATCTTGTTTGGCGCAATTGTCTGCAAAAAAACATTACTGTCAAAAGAGGCAAAAGAGCTTTTAAAGGAGGTAACCAATGAATGAATCTGCACAGGAAATAATTGCTGTCGGTATCAGTATTATGCTTGTTTTCATAGGAGGGTCTTTATTTTATTACATAGCATCAAAATGTGATAAGGAGGATAAAAATGGATAAACTAACAAGAAAAGAAGCTATTGAACAAGGATACACTTATTATGGTCAGGACAAAGGAGAATTTCAGCACCTATATAGTATCGAGAACATGAATGAAGTAGATTTTGAATCTGGCCCGGTTTATTTGGCTGAGAAGGAACCATATTATACGCCAGCCATTTCACCCGAAGAAGTAACTGAAACTTTGGCGGATATGGTTTACTGTCAAGTTAGTGACGAAACCGGAGATGATACTGATGATGCATACGATATTGTAAAAGGATTGGACTTCACTGCAACGACCAAACTGATTAACGAAGCCTTGAAAGATAAGAAATATTATAAGCTAACCTCTATTCAATTAACTCCATGAGCGAAGACATACAATTACCGGCTGATATTTTAAGTCAAATTGAACAGGCTTCCACCATAGCAACCGATAAGGAAGAAATTAGGCTAAAAGATGGCAATCCGCATTTAGCATATGGACCTATGCTTGCCCACCTCAATGGATTTAAACGAGGACACATAGCATGTGCCACCGAATACGCCATAAAGCTCAACCAGCTTGGAGAGCATTATGAAGTCCGGTCTGAGTTTGTTGCAGATTTTGAAAACGCGGAACGCGCAAATGAAGTATGCAATAAACTTAACGAATACGGAAATCTTAAAGCCAAATGCGATAGATATGAAAAAGCGCTCAAATTGGCCGAATGTGAATTGACTTCTCTCTACCGAAAACTGGGGTATAGTGGTAGCAATATTTTGAAAGAAGTAACAGAAGCCCTATCCGCAGGAGAAGGGAATAAGGAGGTAGAGAATGGCTGAGAAAGTAGTAGCATTTGAAAGTTGGACTATTGACGACATTTCCGATTTACTGAATACAGCATTAGATGATGGTGAATGGCATACACCACACGCATCTGATATTTATATCCATACCAATAATGGCGTTGCAATCTATGGTCGTTGTAATCTATCGAAGCATAACACTTACCATGATGTCGAGCATTGGTTCAATATCAACTCGTATTCAGTCAAGATATGGAAAGAGGAATATGTTCGGTATCGAGCGAATGCCTGCCATCATCTTCCAATTTATAACCTACAAAAATTGGTCGAGAAATTAAAATTGCATGAAATTAAAAAAGAGGATAAACAATGACCCCGGAAGAAAAACAAAAGATGGATTCCATGTTTAAAGAATTAACAAAGCATGAAGTTGAGTTCTTGAAAGAACAAGGGGCAGATCAAAATGAGCATGGCGTGTTTCTTTACATAAGCGAAAATGGGAACGGTCGTATATCTCTTGATCTCTTCTTAACGAGCTACAAAGAGTGGTTAATTGAACATAAAATAGTAAAAGAACTGTAACCAATTAAACAATGGACAAGATTAAAATACCAGAATTAAATATAGAAGTCGAAGATATTAGTGATTTCAATGATGAAGCCAGCGAAATATTGGAATCATTTTGCATTGACCTTAGTAAGCAACCGGATATGTGCCGCCCTGCCGATCCAGAAATTGATTCATTTTTGGAGGAAACCTGTTTTACCCATATTTGGCAAAATGGAGCTTCTGCATTAATTATAGCCGAACGAACCAGATTATACCATATTGGTGAAAAATACTTTGGTCGGCCTAACCTCGATTTAAATATTGAAACAAGTTGGTTCCGTGAACCTTAACCTTATAAACAATGGACAATGAGTAAAGAGAAGGTAACTGTAAAATGGTCGAAACGGGAAAAGGACTGGCAATCTCGTTACCCCGAATGGCCTAATAGAAACGCTCGGATCGTCGGTAACGCCTTCTTTACTATGATACGGCAATATGAAGAATTTATAAAACCAGCCGGATATACGGACTTTAGAGACTATCTAAGTAAGGCAGGATTCGACCCAGATACATTAACCATAACAGTAAAAGCACTCAAACAATAAATAATGCCAATTATACTTACAAAACCATTTGCTATCAACAAAAAGAAGCAGGCCGAACTAAAAGAAATCGGGTATATAGTCATCGAAACGGACAATCCGAACGAGATTTTTTTGGATGAAACCCCCAGTCTTGACGGAAATATTCTATTGAGCGCTGCATTAGAAGCGTTGGAGAATGGCAATGATAATGCATCAAGATTGGCATTTGGTAATTTAATTCGGAAGAAAATAAAAGAGAAAAATAAATGAGCATAGCGCCTAAATGCACTTGTGGCAAATCATCTTCAGGCTTTTGCATATCGCGAATAAAAGAATGTAAACAATTTATAACTGTAGAAATAATGGGAAACAAATACCCAATAGGAATTGACCCACAGGAAATATGGGACGAGTTTAGCGAATACGTAGATGATGACAGTGATAGCTTTTCGCGTTACGCAGGTAGAGATGTTATGTTATTTGACAATTTTGTTCGGGCATTAACAAAGATACAGGAAGTCCCGACCGGTGCAGTATGGGTTAAGGCTAGTAAGCGGTTACCTTTAAAAGAGCATAATTATTTTGTTAAGGCTATAACCAAATTTCAAGGATATAATCATAATGATACTGCCCTTTGGAGAAACGGGAAATGGGAATTTGATAGAGAAAATGGAAGAACAGTTGTAGAATGGCTGGACGAAAATCCATCACCCACTCCATCAAAGGAAAGTGATGCTGTTGAATTTAATAGCGAATGGTTAGCAGGTAGATCAAAGGAACGATTTAAAGAATTGGAATACAAAGGCCATGATTGGCGTAGTTTCTATATTGGATGGATTGAAGGACGGGCGGATGCGATAGCTGACCTGATAAAGAAAAAGAAAGAACAAAAGGAGGTAAAGCCATGATCTCACAAGCAGACCCTATTGACCGCCTGAATGTCTTATCCATTTACATGAACAGATGGATCGACGAATGGCCCAAACCAAAATACAGGTTTAACGAGTTCTTTAAAAATAAGTACCCTCAGTTTATTCCGGGTACGGTCGAGAATGCCAGGATGATCGCAACGCATTGTTTTTACTGCAATTCGATGCTCGTTAAAAACAACGGCCAAGGAAACCACCCGAACCGCGCAAGCATCGACCATTACTTACCGCAATCTAAAGGAAAGACTGAACGATATGTTATCTGCTGCGCTCAATGTAATACCAATAAGGGAAATGTATCGCCGAGTGTTCTTGTATCGAGAATAACCCAAGCTCATTTAAAAGGCAATGCCATGTGGGGATTTCACGGTAAAAAACTAAAGTTCATCGCCGATCAAATCCAGAAGATCACCAACGACATGCTTTACAATATGGGCCCCCGAATCTATTATTTCAAACGATAACCCAATAGTATGAATCCCACTATCACTGAAATGAACCGCACCATAGCTGAATTCGATGGCTGGATCTACGGAAAGGCTGGCAAGTATGCCCGCAAAGGGAAAAACGGCTCTCCTTTCCGCGCAGAACATATCCACTATCACGACTCATGGAACTGGCTTAAACCGGTCATAGACAAAATCTTCACTTATGCCCTGCTCTATCCGGATCAGGTAAAGCCAATCACAGATTTGAGAATTGTTGCTCATATAAAAGTAGCCCACGAAAAAGTATATGAATTTGCCAAATGGTATAAAACTGAACAAAATGAACGTAAAATACACCAGTAAACTACAGGATGCACTGATTAACGCAGGTAAAATTGTGGAAGCAAAAATTAAAGAGTCTACGCCTGAAGCAATCTACATCGAATTACTTTTCGAGCGATTCTTAAAGGCGATAGACAAAAACGATCTCAAAGCACAAACGGAAACGTCAACCAGGCTTATTGCCGCCTTATTAAAATTCCAGATTGAAAAATTATAATATCAAATGAATAAACAAATTGTAGCGTCCAATCTTAAAAAAGTCCGCACCGCATTAGGTTGGTCACAGGAAAAAGCCGCTCAGCAAATGGGCATCAGACGTTCAACCCTGGCCAGTTATGAAGAAGGCCGTGCTCTCCCCGCAATTATTCTTTTCCCAAAAATTGTTCACGTTTACGGCATCTCCGACTGGAAAGGGTTCATTCAAAATCCCGATTTTGAATTCACAAATCAGAAGAGTGTACCCGAAACAGTATCACTTATCGAGGAAAAATACAACTCCCTGACTGCAAAGGAAAAAATCTTAGCAAAAACGCTGCTAAACCTTCCCTAAATAATTTAGTACACATATTAATAACTGATTAATTTTGATACAATCAATTAATCAGTTTTTTTGCTTACAGCTAAACAGAAACGCTTTTGCGAGGAATATCTCATTGATTTGAATGGCAAGCAAGCAGCCATACGAACCGGCTATTCTCCAAAGACAGCAGAACAACAAGGTTCAAGACTGTTGAGCAATGCTAAGGTTCAGAAATATATACAGCAACTTCAGAAAAAGACTTCAGAGAAGCTCGAAATCACCCGCGAGCAGATACTAAAAGAATTAGCGGCAATAGGCGCCAGCGACATAAGAGAGTTCTACGATAAGGATGGTAATCTTAAGAACATTAAGGACTTATCGGATAATGCTGCTGCTTCACTATCAGGCGTTGAAGTAGACGAACTCTTTGAAGGTTATGGGGAAGAAAGACGCCATATTGGTTTAACCAGGAAGATCAAGCGTTGGGATAAAGTCGCGGCAATTGATAAGATATGCAAGATACTTGGCTTTTATGCTCCTGAAAAAGTCATCAATACGATAAACCTATCCGATGAACCCATTGTGTTTGAATGATAAAAGTAAAAGCTCTTGACCCGTTTAAAATCTTATATCAACTCCCCGAAAGCATCAATATTGTTGTTGTGATCGGGGGCCGTGGGGGAGCTAAGACATACGAGGTAAGTAAGTTCATTGCATACAGCAGCACCATCAAAAAAAAACGGTGTGTTGTGCTTCGTGATGAAAAGGAATTAATCCGCGAATCGATCCTTAATGAAGTTCTTTTAAGATTTGATACGGCCAATGCGAATGGTGCCCTGGCTCAACATTACTCCCGGCTCGATACCGGTATAAAGGATAAGGAAACAGGCGAAATGGTTGTGTTTACCAAGGGCTTTCGCGCCAGTGCAAAGGATAAGAAAGCAAATCTAAAGTCGATCTCTGACATTGATATCGCTGTCGTCGAAGAAGCCGAAGATATCAGGGACGAGGAAAAGTTTAACACGTTTGCTGATTCAATCCGTAAGGAGGGCTCTTTGATAATTATTATCCTGAATACGCCTGATATCAATCACTGGATAATAAAGCGGTATTTCAATCTGGTATTTGTCGAAGACGGGTTTTATGAAATTGTGCCGAAGCAGATAGACGGATTTCTTTGCATCAAAACATCGTATAAAGACAATCCCCACCTGCCAAAACACATTATTCGCAACTATGAGAACTACGGGAACCCCGATAGTCACCTGTACAATTACCATTACTTCATGACTGCGATCAAGGGTTATGCGAGTACGGGAAGACGGGGGCAGGTATATACAAAGTTCAAGTCGATCAAGCTCGCGGATTACTTGAAGCTCCCATTTAAAGAGGTATATGCGCAGGATTTTGGGACTGCGTCACCTGCAGCAATGATCGGTGCCAAGATAGATAAGAACAGGATTTATGCGCGGCTGCTGAATTATAAGCCAATGACGACGCTGGAAATTGGAAAGTTTTATTGCACGTTAAAGCTCACAGATAGCGATGAAATAATCGCTGATAGTGCCGATGAAAAAGCGATCAGGAAATTAAAAAACGGGTGGCGCGGTGAAGAACTCAGTGCCGATGAGTTTCTGAAATACCCGCGCCTGGCCGTTGGGTTTCACGTAAAAGGAGCGAAAAAGGGTCAGGATAGTGTAAGATTCGGCATAGACCTATTAACTGGCATGGATGTTTTCATAGTCGAAGAATCGGCCGAAATGTGGAACGAGGTTCATAATTATGTTTATGCACAGGATAAGAACGGGAATTATACCAATGAACCAATTGACGATTTTAACCACGCTCTTGACGATTTGAGATATATAGCCGTTGAGAAAAAGGGCAGCACCTATAAGGTTTACGAATAAAACGATGATAAAGATCATTCAGACACGCCAGCACATCCGAAAGGATTTTGATAGATACGATGTAATTATAACAATTACAAGTATGTTTGGCATTGTTATTTGCAAAAGGGAAGTTATTTGTAAATAAGAGTTAAAACGCTTTCCCGTATAAGTAACGGGCAGCAAACATGATAGTAGACGATTCACAACTGAAGATAATCCTTCAGAAAAATCCCGCAGCGCCCATACTCGCAGAGGCGCAAAAGGATGCATCACTATACAATGCGCACATTACTGGTGCGGCATTTGACAGTATTATTCGCACCGATGATTACTTTGAAGACGAACAGAAGAAGAACCTGAAGCAAAAGTATGCCCGAAGCAACCGGGATCTTTTTGCACGCATCCACCGGCCCATCGATAAAGTCTTTACTGCGAAAGGCGGTTCAGTCATTTACAATCTTTCCGATTCACAGCAGAAGCGGTTTGCCGCTTATCTTGCTGTTATACGCAATGGCATGCCGCTGCGCCGGTGGATAAAAGCGGTTGCGTTACCAGCTTACCAGATCGACCCAATGGGCGTGATCTTTATGGAGATGGACGCTGATCGTAAGCCTTATCCAACTTACAAAGCTACCTGTGACATTTTATCCTATAAACTTACCGGGCGCAAACTCGAATACCTGATCCTTAAGATCAACCAGAATGATGTGCGAGTAGCTGGGCAAAGCCTGGGACTTGATGGACCGGCACTGGAAGGTATCTTTGAAAAGCTTCCGTCGCTCAATGCCTCACCCCGATACCTTCGTGTGATTGACGATGTATCGGATAGAATTTACCAATGGGATGGCAAAGAGGACTATCAGGAGCTGATGCAACTGAGTATCCCTAACTATTGGATGTATGTTCCTGGTATCATAATTTCCGACCTGGTTAAATACAATTCGTCTTCATTCCAGTCTCCTGATGCTGATATCATAGAACTGGCAAATGACTTCCTCACAGACTGTTCGGTATTCAACATCTGGAAAAAACTACATGCATATCCAAAAGCATGGCGTGTTAAAACAACCTGTAGCACATGTATGGGCGGCGGTTTGGTTCGCGGTGTTTCTTGTCCTGACTGCGGCGGTACAGGAGTGAAGAAGAAAGCGACCGTAAGGGATGAATTACTCGTGCCGCTTAGCGATGATGGCAAAATGCCGACACAATTCGGAGGTTATATAACACCTGACATAGCTGGCTGGAAGCTGATGACCGATGAAATGGACCGACTCGAAACTTTGATGCAAATGACAAAGTGGGGAACGACCATGCAGAAACCCAATGAGGCTGGTAAGGATAAAACCGCGACGGAAGTTTGGGTGAACACACAGCCGATCAACGAAAGGTTACCCGATTATAGCGCCTGGGCAGAATCCATTGAGACGTTCATCATTACTGCCTGCGGTCAGATCATGTTCAATCAGAACTACGAAGGGCCGTCTGTAAAATACGGCACCAGGTTTGGCCTTGAACCCGCTGACGTGTTATGGAACAAGTATGCTGATGCCAGAGCAGAGGGAGCGCCGCAAGCTACACTCGATAATCTATTACGAGACTATTACGAATCTGAATTTGCAGGCCGTCCTATGGATCTGGAAAAGGCTATGAAGCTAATGAAGGTCGAACCATGGACACATCTTACTATTGCTGAAGTTCAGGCATCTTCTGCCCTAAGTGTCGAGAAAGTCGCTAAAACTTACTTCAGTGAATGGCTTTCCACGAAGACTGATATGGAGATACTCAGCACTGATGAACAGGCATTGCGTGATGATCTGCTCGAATATGCACAAGGGAAATCAGATCTGATCAAAGAGCAACAACAAGACATGCTCGACCAGCAGGCGGCGGCAGCCGGGACAGATCAAACTGATAATACCATCAATAACGACCGTAAAGGTATTCAGAAGAAACGCATTAACGCAGGTATAAAATCTGTTCAGGAATAGTATGATAATAACACACATAAAAACCATCGAGGCAGAGATCAATGCAACGGGCAAGCGTCTGGAAACGGAAGAATTAACCGCTGATGACCTTATTGCATTGGCAGAGCGTATGGGCAAGCTCGGCCAAACACTCACATGGTTAAAAGCTGTCCATAACATGAAAAGCAAAGTAATCACACCGAGCAAAATCATCAATTAACACATATGGCTATACACCACACGCGCCGTAAAAAGGCTGCATCGCTTGTAGGCGAAGAAAAAGATCAGGGCAAGATCATTTCCCTGTTAAAAACCAACGAATTCACGGATGATGAAATTATGGAGTTGCTTCAGGAAACGGTTATGGCGCCTGTCGCTGATAACTCAAAATTTACAATAACATTAGCCGATCCGAAGGTGCTCGAATCTGAATCTATAAAAGGATATGATACTGAAACCACTGATTTGCCAAAAGGCATTCAGATGCCCGGAAGTAATGTTCCACCTGTGAAGCAAAGCAAATACGCCGACTTCGATGTATTCATGGCTCAGGCTATCGTAAAGGATTACCGGCATATCAGCAACGAAACACGCACATATATCAGTCATTTTCAGATCAACGAAAAAGTGCAAACCGTACGCATCGAGCCAGCTCTTGCAAAAGAGTTTAACCGGTTTGCGCTCGGCTTTGTAGAAACGCCCGGCAGAATGTATTTCCCGAAAGGCGAAAAGAAAAATGGGGACATTCAGACCTACAAAGACCCCACCTACAAGCCATTGCAGGAAGAAACAGTCACTAACGAATTCATGGATTAAAAAATAACCAATGCCAATAAAAAATCTTGACACTATAGCCAAACTATTACGAATTGATGTAGCCAAACTACATGAAGCTGCCAAAAGTGAAACAGAGGTGGAGGTAGAAATACCTGCCGATCTTGATGTGTTAACCAAAGCGGAACGTGAAACCAGGGAAAACAATCTGAAGTCAACGAATATCGAAGCCGGTAAAGAGATCATGGTAAAGGAACTGAAGAAAGCAACAAATCTGGAATTTGAAGGGAAGAACCCTGAAAAGTTCATTGCTGAATTTCAGGCAAAAGTGTTGAAAGACGCCAACGTCTCTGTTGATGAAAAGATCAAAGAGCGTGATAAGACAATCGAAGGGTTACGCAAGAACCTTGGAGAACGCGAAACTATGATCACATCGCTGAAGACGGAAGCTATGCAGGCTAAAGCCGATTCTACTTTACTTGGAATGCTGCCTAAAGAACGGGCTTCTATCCTTAGCGATGCGCAATACCTGAGTCTGATCAAAGCCGAATATGAATTGACGGAGCACGAAGGCAAGCCAGCTGTTAAGAACCTGAAAACAGGTGAAATAGTGAAGAAGGATACAACACTTGAACCATTAGCCCCTGCTGATGTGATCAAAGGCCATTTTGAAAGCTCGAAGTGGATAGCAACACAGGAGCAAGGCGGCGGCGCTGGCAAAGGCGGTGGTCGCGGTGCTGGAGATTCGCAACAGGCCTCAGGTATTACCAATATGAAGCAGTTTAAAGATTATGCCTCATCGAAGGGAATGGACTTGAAGGGACAGGCGGCACAGGCAGAACTGGCAAAGATCACAGCGGCCAATCCGAATTTCGATTTCAATACGAACTAGTTATAACCTTTGAAAAACTACAAACCGTCCTTCAATATGATGGGCGGTTTTTTTATCTTTAGGGGATGGAAAAGAAAAGCGTTTTCGCCGGTAAGAAAATCAAGCTGCTGCGACCTCATTATGAAATAGGCAATATTATTCTCAATGAGTCCGGAGAATTAAAGAACGGTGATGGTAAAGTATTGGAATTCGGCAAGGATTATATTTTGGCAGAAGATGATCACAAGGATTCATTGATACGCATATATTCAAGTGATGACTTTGTGCTTCACCAATTTGAATTTAAACCATGATAAAACCAAATGAACTGCGGATAGGAAATCTTGTTTCTTGCAGAAATCAGATTATTGCAATCGAAAGTGTTGTCGCTAATGTAATAAATATTTCCTTTCCATCTGATAATGATATTGAAGGCATTCTCATTAAGGATATTGAACCGATTCCCCTCACTCCCGAATGGCTGGAAAGGTGCGGGTTTAATTGGGAAGATAGCTGTTTGAAAATTGATCTCAATAATGCTCGTATGAAATTAGGTTTTCAGGGCGGTGCCCGGGATAAAATGACCTTGTTTCAAACTAGTTGCCCGGGTGATGGTAGTATAATAACAACTATGCATTTTGGTTGGAATCATCCAGAATATGTTCACCAGCTCCAAAACCTTATATACGCTTTGACCGGTGAGGAATTAACTATAAAAGAACCAGCATGATAAATCCGAAGGAATTAAGAATAGGAAATCTATTTTCCTGCAACCTAATGCCGGGCTTTGGCGAGCAAATTTGTGAGGTGATTTGGCTTACTAAGGAAGGAATAGAAAATCAATATGGCGGGTTCTGTCCTTATCATGCAAGTAATCCGATCCCATTGACCTCGGAAATATTGGAACGATGCGGTTTTCACAAAAGCGTGGCACATAATTTTTGGACGAATGATGGCGAATTTACTATTTGGTATGATGATTCTGATGCACCTGGAATTTCAGGAGATTTTAGATTTCAATTCCATGACTCACTTATTACAATACAGTACGTTCACGAATTACAGAACCTTTACCATTCATTAACCGGCGAGAGAAAGTATGAGCGACCAGCCAACGTATTCGTTTGAGGAAGCTATTGAGATGATCAGAAATGCAGAATCGTGGGATCATTTATGTTTAATTGGTCAATTCTTAGAGGAAGAAAAACGTCTCTATTGTCTTTTCCATTTGGAGCTTCTCGATCACGCTATTAAAATTAGAGATAAATGGAGATCAAATAAAACATAATGTGCACTGATAAAAACCTTAGCCTATTCCCTGCTAACACATCTATAAAAAGATTTTTCCCACATTATATTTACTTCTACTTTTATATCTCAAACCGGGGATGTTCCCCAAAAGCAGATAAGGCCGGTGGCCTAAAGCATTCTTACAGGTTGTAAGCCCACTTTATTCATTCCGAATAAAATGGCAGATTATGTTTCTTCGGCCCTTTTGGCCTTTCAATCAAAAATAAATAAGCGGTATAACCAATCAGAGTTAAGGGAGCAACAGAACCCGATACTCCGTACAGCACTCGCCAACCAGGATTTCACGGTTGCCGATGTTGCAGCTATCAAAGAATCAGATAAACGCGCTGTTCGTGCATATGCGTTAAAACGCATTTCTGCAACGAACGGCACTGCCCGTTCCTACAATCACACCGGAAGTCAGGGCGATTCATCTCAGATCAGTTTGAGCTGGTCAACTTTCAGCGAAACTACAGGCGTTTTCCTGCAGACAGGTTACGACAACATTTTCGATACCACGACAATGCTCGATAACCAGATCATGCAGGTACAACGTATCCTCCGCGAACGTATTGGCGCGAATATCCTCGGCCAGATTCACACAAATCGTTCACAAAACTATGTGGGCACTCCGCGTAATGCGACATGGAATGCAGGAAACTTCGCCTTTGAGATTGATGACAACGATAACAAACGGTTCTGGTACAATGCCGCGTCTATCATGCGCCAGCAGAAATACTATGATCAGTTTATCGCAATTGCCGATCCCATTACCATGAAGCTTGCCGATTTCCTCGGCGCACAGGGTCAGGGAAACGCCACGAACCTGTCTTACCAGTTCAAAGATTTCCTGCCCAATGGAATCATGGAGCATGCTTTGCTCGGTGATACCGTGGCAAGTGAATACGCAAACGGTACGGCGCTGGTAATGCCTCAGTATGCATTCAGCGTAATTCCATGGATACCGAAGATCAACCGTACAGGTGCCGGGGATTACGAAGACTTTAATGGTGGTTGGGGTACAATCCCTGATGCTACTGGCTTACCAATCACTTATGCGGTACACGGCTGGGCACAACGCGCAGATGGTTCGTCTAATGGTTCTGTAGCGCAGGACTGGAAGATTGAACTGGAACTGTCTGTAGATATCGCGTTCCAAACCGACTTCCACAGTACCAGCGGTGAATCAGCCATCTTCGAGTTTGGCCTTAATAATTTACCATAACTTATTACAAACAAGTTATAAGATGAAAAAGCTCATTACTCTCTTACTGCTTGCGATGGTAATAGGAATTACCACGCAGGCGCAGCGGGCGACATTAATGTCTACAGTGGCCGGCGACACGATTATCACTAGTTCGAGCCGTGATACGATGTCAAAAGTCATAACCGCTACGGCAGGCTTTTCAGCGCTCGGCATCCAGGTCAACGCTACAAAGATCAGCGGTACTGTATCTGCGAAAGCATACCTATACAGTTCACTGGATGGGGTCAATTATAGCCTGACCGATTCGAGTGCGGCTTTCGCCAACCAGACCACAAACGTAGTATGGTTTACGAAAACGACAACCCCTTATGTCTATTACAAAGTGGCGGTCGGTGATCCTTTAGGGTTATCAACGAGTACACAATCCGTTAAGGTTCAAATTTATTATGTCTTAAGACGCTATGATTAAACCCATTCCCATAGTAGGAGGTGGTTCAGGTCTGTATGATCCCCCCGTTGACGCAACAACTCTGTACATCCCGGCTCTTGCAGGTCAGGATGTATGGGTTGAGCGTACCGGATATGGAACATTAAACCCTTCTTCTTACACAGTTGTGGGTGATGGTCATATCAATTTGTTAGGTGGCTTAAAGGTTGGTCTTAACGATCAATACTTTATTCACCTGACGGGGTTACAGCTTCCCGGAACACCCGGCTCCTACTCGAATGGATTTAAATCTACAGTAATAAATGCGTTGCTCTTTCGGTTGGGCTGGATTCAGCCAACCAGGACAGGGTTTACGCTCGATTCGTTAAATACTACCTCCATAAGTGGTCGGTATTTTAACGATGACAGCTTTCACGCGATTGTTACACCGGAAAGAATACGACAGGCTCAGGAAGACCCGGACATCACACAAGGCGAGTTTAATGCGAAGCTCTTAACGATGCAGAAAGCCTGCATCTCAAAGGCTTTAACGGCAGTGTTCAATAAATCTGAACGCCTTGAACGAACACTGATGTTTGAGCGCTTCGGAAGGAACGATTATAAAAAGGATAATACCGGCGCCTTTGTAGGTGTCCTACTCAGGCCCGGAAGAAATGAAGGTCTTTCGATTCAGGTCAATAGTGTATCACTATACTTTGACTCAAACGTGACCTTCCCTTTATATCTGTTCCACGAAGCGAAAAAAACACCGGTATGGTCACAGAATGTTACGGCAGTAGCCGATGAACAAACGGTAGTCAACTTCTCTGAGGTTATCGTAAACTATCTGGAAAATAACAAAAGCGGTAATTTTTATCTGGGGTATTTCCAAAGCGATTTAGGAACGGCAAAAGCTTACAACGAAATCGTTGAGCGCTTCAACCCGACCTACAACTTCGCAATGTATCCGGTAGAAATGGAAGCCAACGGTAACACCATCAACCGCAATAAGATCAGCTACACGTATTCTACACATGGATTCAACGTAGATGTGAGCGCCTTCCGCGATCATACGCAACGAATATTAACCAATCCATACCTGTTTGATACGCTGGTTGGGTTGAATATGGCGGCAATGACGGTTGAAATGATCAACAACTCAGACCGCGAGAATAAGACGCAACGCATTACACAGGAACAATCAAGCAAGCTATATACCGATCTCCAACTTGCAGGACCTACTGATGAATTCCCTTACATGGCCGGTTTAAAGAACCAGATTGCCAGGGAAGTCAAACGGGCAAAGGAAGAATTCTTCCCCTGCGAGAAAGTGCAGAACGTGGAACACAACACGAACGACCTGTTGGATTACGGTATGCAGCAACCAGACTTTTTCAGATACTGATGAATATTTTAAAAACAAACCCGGTTGGCCTTGATTGGTACATACAGCAGGCGCAAATCCAGCTGTATAATGGCCTTTTAACCCAGTGGAGTTTGACCGAAGATCAGTACATGAGTTATGGACGCTGTTACCGGAACAAGAAAGACAATGGGTATATAGCAGAAGCATATAAGGGTCCGGACTATACTGAAGTGTACTGGGATGATAATTTAACCGCTTTGTCTTTCTGGGGCATCAGTGACCGGATAGAAATTATGAGCGGTAATAAAGTACCCATTCACATGGTGATGTTCGTGAACCTTTCGAAAATTAAACCCTCTATCCTGCACAGACCGGATGAAGAAGCTCGGCAGGATGTGGATTATGTTATGGGCCAGAATGTTTTCGGTATGCATTACGTCAGTCAGGAGTTATGGCTTGAAAACGTGCTAAGAGAATATCCGGGAACGCGGCGTGATGACCGGTTAAAGATGGTCGATATGTATCCTATTCATTGTTTCCGCTTCAATTACAATCTATTTTATAACCCGAATAAAACGTGTTAACATATGTCACTTAATCTTTGCGGATCGATAGGCGACAATACAGGCCCGGTTTCATGCGATGTAACCAGGGGCGTCCCTAAGTTCCCTTTTGTTGGTGGTAAAGTATTTCAGCCTTCTGATTATGCCAGCCCGACAGCATTTGCAACGGCTTTCAAAGCGGCCGCTAAACTGGCCAAAGGCGATACTTCAAAACTTTTCCCATTCCCCGAGATTCAGGGTAATGCGGATAAAACCGATGCCAACAAAGAAGGCACGCTCGGTTATGGCTTCAAGCAGGTATTATTGGAAGGCCGGCCTGCCTATGAGTTCGATGTACTGATTGGCCAAACGCTGTTTCAGAAACTGCGTAAGTTCAACAGAACCATTGCGCCGGTATTCATCGCTGACGATGCAAATAACATCTGGGGCGTCGCGAAATCTGACGGCACATTCGTTGGGAACGATGCTTACATTTTTGTTACCGGTAATCCGTTCGGCGACGGCGCAAAGAACATCACAGCTAAAATCACCTTCAGCTTTGTAAGTGTGAGTGATTTCAACGATTCAAGCGCTTATTTCCCGTTGAATTTTAACCCCAATGAGGTTAAGGGCCTGCTCGATGTCGTATTAAGCGAAGCTACAGCGCATTCAACCAATGTGTACCACATAGCGGCTAATGTGCTCACAGCCAAACTCGGCACATCCATCAACGTCGCCTCCACATTCGGTACCGATCTGGCGTCAGCGGCTTTATGGACGCTGGTAAAAGATACTGATGGTACATCGGTAACAATCACGTCGGTAGCGTTGAATTCCGGTGGTACTTATTTTGATTTCACCATCGATTCAACGGCTTATACAGCACTCTCATCTGGCGCAAAACTACGCGTAGGATTGGCTGCTCCCGCCACACTCGATGCGGCTGGCGTCACCGGCGTTGAAGCTCCTGATTATCTCATTATAACTAAACCGTAATGAAGTACAAAGGAATAGGCTTTAACGGTCCTCACCTGGCGGCTATGCCTTACAAACAATTTGAAAAGGAAGTTAGCCACCAGCTGACAAAAGAGGAAGCCAAAGAGCTGTACGGGCTCTTGCAGCTTAAGTACGACAAACAGGAGGTTAAAGATGTCGACGATTGTATCACTATACCAACGCCTGCAGAATCTGGATACCGACAAGGTGATTCAGACGAGCCTTGAACAGACCAAAGATGCACTGGCTGATTTGAACATTGAGCAGATGCACCATGGATTGAACAGGGATGGCGAAAAGATCGGGGAATACCGGAGTGAGGCCTATGCGGAGGAAAAGAACAGAATCAACCCGCTGCCCGGTTTTGGTATTCCCGATTTAAAACTTACAGGGGCCTTTTACCGGGCTACGAAAGTGGTTATAGGTGGTGACAATATCACAATCGATTCGGATGATGAAAAGTCTGATGAATTGCAGGAAAAATATGGAAAAGAAATTTTTGGACTGAGTGGTGTCTATAAACGGGAATATTTGAATGAAAGTTTAGGGCCGGTTTTCAGAAAATCTATTACGGATGTAATCGGGTTAAAATTTGGTGGATTATGAATGGATGCGAAGGTTGTCATATATTTGCTAACGGTCAGGCTGCTGCAATAAAAGCAGTCCGGGACGCGGCAAATAATTATGCAAAGGAACAGGGCGTTTCAATGGCTATTTGGCAAGAGGGATTCGACTGGTTCTACGGGCCAGCCGCCACCGCCATTAAAGCCGGAAAGCCCGTCCGGGACATACTACCGTTCAATCAGCAATCTACCTCTATATAAATACCGCGATTGCGTCGTAAACAAGAATCTTTCAGCTCTTATAATTACGGGTTTCCCTTCTGAGCAGGATTTAAGCCTTGCATGGATGGATATTCAGCAGCAGTACGCTGATGTAATCGGTGACCAGGAGCAAAAGAATTATGTAAATGCTCTTAAAGAGGTTGCGTTACTGAATGCTACCATGGTTCAGATCGGCATTTGTATTGAATGGATAGGTAGATGTATGTCGCATTTACCACATCCGGACGTACAAGCATATGTTGACCGGTTCGCCGGTGATCTGAATAGTTTCCTCGATGCGGCTTTTGTGTTTGATTACAAAGATCCCGATACATATCAGGAAAATCTTGTAAAAGCGGCAAGGCGATCAAAAGGAATAAAACTTGCACTCGATGTAGCTCAGGCGAATCTGGAAGCCCTTAAAGGAGTTCACGAAAAACAGGAAGCCCCAACAGACGCATACTTTCAAAATATTCTCATCAACCTGTCCGATGCGGCAGGCTACTACATTACAGACACCATTACAGTCTTGGAATTCGCACAACGAATAAAAAGACTGAACGATGGCAGAGGAACTAATCTCAAGTTACATAGATAGATCGGCTATTAAAGCCGACACGGATTTTTTGCTCACTCAGTTAAAAAGCGTTGCGGATGCCTATACGTCATTAAGTGGGTCTAAAGTAAATCTCTCCTTTGCAAATGGCATACAGTCCACGACTAGCAACCTTAACTCCCTTAATCAATCTTTAAAACAAACCGCAACCGCCTCAAATCAGGCGGGTACTGCCATTGGTAATATGGCGAAAGAGCAGGCTGCGGCCGCAAAAGCTGCTTTAGCTGAACAAAAAATTAATGATCAACTCTCAAATGATTATCTACAACTTAGCAAGGCATATAACGACGCTGCCTTAAAGTATAAAAACTACGCGCTTACTTTAGGCGCCAATCATCCTATTACGCTACAGGCACAACAGGAGGCCATTCAAATGGGTAACACGCTAAAGGAACTTGATGCAGGCGTGGGTCAATACGGTCGTAATGTCGGTAACTATTCCAGTGCATTTCAAGGGTACGCCAATACGTTACGTGGCTTAAGAGGCCCTACAAAATTATTGGGTGAGGCATTGGGCTTCAGTGCAACTCAGGCCGACCAGTTCAGATTAATTATAGAACACTCCTTTCAGGGGTTAGCGGCTATTTTTCGCGGAAAAGAAGCGAAAGCAGCGGCTGAATCAGCAGACGCAGCAGCAACCACAGCTGCTACTCAGGCTGAGGCATTAAACAGCGCAGCAGTGGCAACCAACACAACCGAATTGGAAGCTAATGCAGCCGCCACAGCAGTGAGTACTACTTCTGTTGAAGCTAATGCCACAGCCGTCGAGGCCAGTGCGGTAGCTGCAGGCACCGCATCAACCGCCATGAGGATATTTAATAGCGTTTTGAAGTTCTCAGGAATTGGGCTGGCTATTGCCGGTATCGGATACCTGGTTTACCTGTTTTTAAAAGCAAAAGACGCCGTAGATGGATCGGAAGACGCCTTCCGAAAATCACAGGACACGTTAAAAGTTTATAACGAGACTTTAGACAAAACCGGCGATGGTTTTGCCAAAGCGGTTGAAGAAGTCGATAGTCTTCGCATCAACATAGATTTAGCCAAAAACGGTTTTCTTCAGAAAGACGATGTGCTGAGACAATACAACGAAACAATCGGTAAAACAACCGGTTACGTTAAAGACCTAGATGAAGCAGAACAACAGTTAGAAAAGAATGCAGACGCCTATATAAAATTCACCTTACTCAAAGCGGCAGCCTCTATGGCATTGCAGGACGCTGCGAAAATTGCGGCTGACAGACAAAAGGAGATCATTGAAAAACAAAGCTCATTTGATTTCAATGTTCGCGGGCAGGAAGGACTTTCAGAAGCGCTTAAAAACAACCAAGAATACCAAAAACTTAACGATCAGGCTGTAGATGAACTAAAGAAATTCGGCAAGGCGTCAGATGAAACAGAGAAAAAATTAGATGCGTTAAAAAATAAAATCTCCCAGGGGTTAATCGATCCGGAAAAAGGCAAAGAACAAAAAACGCTTGAAGATGTAGCGAAAGACTTACAGCAGCAAGCCGCTGAATTAGCGAAGGAGTTTAATTTTAATTTCTTCGGTAGCGATCAGGCTTCATTGAAGAACTACACGAAAAAGTTTTTTGCCGATGATTTAAAGGAGCAGGAAGAAGAATTAAAAAAAGTGTCAGAATCGGAAACCGTTTATCTCAACAAACGGTTAGAAGCCCGGCAACAAGCCTTCGCCATAGAATATAAAATAATTCAGGGACAAAGTAATGCCGAAATCGCAGGCGAAAAAGAAAAACTCAATGAGGTTCTCAATAACGTCAAATCTTCCACAAATGAGAGGCTGAATGCACAAAGGGAATACTCTGCTAAGGTATCTGACATAAATGAAAAAAGAGATTTTTTAGAAAAAGACGCATTTAGAAAATTAACAATAGACCTTGGCCTAATCCGTCGCAGTCAAATCGACAATGATCTTGCTCTTGTAAAACAGGAGCAGCAGGAGATTGCTGAATACGATAAAAAGATCGAAGCTGCGAGAATTAAAAAGATGCAGGATGATGCGAAGAAAAAACAAGATCAAAATAGCATCGAGAGGGATGATGAGTTACATGCGCTGGATGTAAGATATCAGGAGGGATTGATCAAAGAAGATGAATATCAACTCGAACGTTTCAAAATCGAGCAAACTTATTCTATAAAGTCCCAAAAAATCTTATTAGATAGTTTGGATGATCAGATTAAGCTTGCAAAAGAAAAAGGACAGGACACTGTCGCTCTTGAAAAGCAAATTGCAGACGCAAAAGCTAAAATTGATGAAGACCTGACGAATAAGCTTCTAGAAAACAGGGAAAAACTGAAAGAAAAAGAAAGGGAAGTTGCTACTGCAGTAATTGGCGGTATTAAGCAACTGGTTGATGACGGCTATGATAGGCAGAAAAACGCATTGCAGGACCAGGTAAACGCCATAGATGCTAAAACTCAAAAAGAAATCGATGCCGTAAATCAATCTGTTTTGAGTGAGCAGGATAAAGCGGCAAAAATCGCTACCATAAATGCCACAGCGAACGCCCAGAAGCAGCAGTTAGCGAACAGACAAAAAGAAGAAGATGTTAAGAAAGCCCAATTTGATAAACTGATTGCCATCTTTCAAATTGGGGTAGAAACAACAAAAACGGTCACTGAATTGACGCAAAAAGCCGCTTTGGCTAAGGCTGCAGCGGCAGGATTTTACGCTTCTGGCAATCCAATACAAGGCGGCATAGCCGCGGCCAGTGCTGCATCTATTGCTGCACAAATCCCGCTTGCCATAGCCAGCGGCGCCATTGAAGCCGGATTAATCGCTGCCCAACCGATACCAAAATATAAAACCGGTACCTCTAATCACCCTGGTGGTCCCTTCTATGCCGGTGATGGTGGACGGTCAGAAATAGTAATTGGTCCTGACGGCACCGCCTTCATTACGCCGTCAGTTCCTACACTGTACGATATGCCACAGGGCACTATCGTATTGCCTGATGCTAATAAGGAAATTGAAAAGTCCTTCAATGTGATGTATAAGGGCGTATCGCCCGCACAAAATCAATCATCGGATCTACAAATAAGAATATTGTCGAAGAAGCTCGACGCGGTGATAAATGCGATTGAGGCAAAACCTGTTGCAAACATTAAGAACACATGGAGAGGGGTGGAGACAAGCTTTGAGAACGCAAGCCGGCAATGGGAATATATTAACCGAAACACACAAAGTTAAATGCAGGGGCCAGATTTTTTATATTTTCTCATGAACGATCAAAACCAGTTCTATTACATCAATGGAACGCAGGTTTTAACATCTGGCATGCCCAAACCATTAACCTATACTCCTGATGGTTGGCAGGATATATCGATCTTTTTCGAACGCAATAAAAAGTACTTCGCTATCGACCGGTCGTTTACCATCCCGATGAATTTTGTGGAAGATGGGGCAAGGATTTTAAAATACTTGTTCTATGTACTCGGCGTAGAAGCGCCTTGTTACCTGATGATCGCTGAACAAGTACTTGATTTTGACGGTACTACTTTTGGATTCCGATATCAGAAGATGTACAAAGGTCAAATTGACTTTTCTACATTTAAGCATATCGGCCCAAAGGTTACAGTTAACATCATGGAAGGTGAATTGGTAAAGCTTATCAAGGCTTACGAAAGCACTGAGTATGAAATACCGCTCGATACGCCCGAGGCCATACAAATAGAAATGGATGGCCTGAAGTTGAAGAAATCAGCAAATTATTCGACGCTTGATATTGAATTAACCGGTGCCGGGTTGGTTGTCCATACACCGCCGATTACTTTTTTGAATGAAGAAGGGTTTAATGTAGGCATCTCTTTTGATTCTGAAAACTTTGGAGACACAACCCCGGATATTGTCCACAATCAGACCGGCCAGGATATAACTTTTAACATCTCCGGATCTGTACCGTTCCAGACGGAATACGGGTCGCATCAGTATAAGCTTGAAATAAGGCGGCGAAGGGTAGACAACAGCAATGAAATTCTTTTTCAGGACACATTAAATGTATCAGATAACGTACAATACAGCATTCCTTTCAATCTGGATGTGACTTTGTTAAATGGAGAGCAATTGTTTTTTGTAGGGTTCTATCTCGCAGACGTGTCACCTGCGAATCTCGATAGGCTGAAAATGAAATATTTTGCAGCAGATATTAAGGTATCACTTGATTTTACCTATAGAACGACTACGATCAAGGCCTATCAGCCGCTTGTTCTTTTGCAAAAACTTATTGCTAAGGTAACAAACGGCAAATACCAGGCAACTAGCTCACTGCTGGCATCAAACCTAAATATGCTTACTTCCGGTGATGGGCTGCGTGGGTTGTCTGGTGCGGTAATCAAAATAAGCCTGTTAAAGTTTTTTAAGCTATTCGACTTACTCGAAGATGCAGCCATGGGCATACGCGATAATACGCTTGTTTTTGAGACAAAAAAATATTGGTATGATGAATCAACTGTAATTGATTTAGGCAGCGTATCAAACTTACAAGTGTCTCAGGCTACAGATTATTTATTCAGCGCTATTAATATTGGCTTTCCAAATCAGAATTACAATATAGCGCTGGGCGACGTAAACGGTAAATTAGAACCAAGTGTTACGCAAACATATACTACTGGAATCACTTGCGTACAAAATGTGCTCGATTTAACCACGGATGTGCGTGGCGATATGTTCGGTATCGAGTTTACGCGTATAAATCTTGACCATAAGACCACGACGGACAGTAGTAGTGATAATAATTCTTTTGTTATCCGCTGTGCTCCTTTAGCTGCCGGAGAAACAGTTTACAAGCTTGACCGCTCCTTAAATCAATATGCTTCTATTGTTATCGATCCGTCTTACAATATGGATGCGGCCACACAAACGCAATTGATTAATGCTTTTGATAAAAATACTGCCTTTAATCTCGCGATTACACCAAAACAATGCCTTTATAAAAAAAGTGCTTTCATTCATGGTTGTTTGCGCAGCAGAGACGCGAGTTATCTAACTTATCAGGTATCAGATAAATTTCCATTGCTAAAAGTAGCTGTACCCGGTCAACGGGTAGTCTACGAGCGCGACAATGTCCGTACTGGGGATTTGGATCAGCCTTATTTTACTGATATTCTTTATGAATTCGAAACAAAAGTCCCCATCAATTTACAAGACGTTCTTAATGTGAATCCCATTCAGGCATTTCAATACGAATATCAGGGAGTAGTTCAAAAGGGAATTAACCAGAAGATTGGCATGCAGCCGGCAGTTCAGAAATCCCAAACGTGGCAACTTTTGGGACTTCCCGAAAACGATCTTTCACAATTAATTGAAGTTTGGATATGAGCAGAATATATATACCGCATCTTAACCCTTTATTGTTCTATGATCCGAATAAGGTGCGGCCGGCCCAATATCAGACAAGGCATATAAACGAATACCAGTTTGCCGATTCGCAACCTGCATGGGTGAACCCGGCTGATTTTTGGCAACCCTGGCAGATCAGTGACACAATTAAGCTGCAGTTCACAGCCAATTACAGTGCAATACAGGTAGATGTGGTGGACGCAGTTAATTATACCGGC